ATTGCCGGCAGACACCAGACTGGAAGGCGCCCCTGTAAGGGCAATGGTCATAGTGCTTTGCGCACCGCCATCAGTTAGATTGAGTCCAGTCCCAGCAGCAAGGTATCTGCTGTTTGCAAGCGATGGCTGATTTGTAGTTGTGAGGAACGTTTGTGTAAGCGTGGGGCTAGATTGAACAGCACTAACTGTTGTTTGCACAGTTTGCCCATTTTGGACAACAGGCACCAATTCAGAACCTGTTAGTGCATTAGGCGCTGGTGGGAGTTCGGATATGCGCACGTTGGACATTATGGGCTCAAGTTATCAAGGTTGCCATTGAGATCGTCCTGAGAGGTTTCAGGCGCAATGCCGTATTCACCTGCAGTTGTGCCAGTGACCGTTTGGTTAGGCGCAGTGACCACATTGGGGTCAGTCGTAATAGCCTGATCATTGGGGTCGAGCGGTGCATCAGGACGTGGGAAACGAATAGCAATTTTTTCAGGCTGGCGTGCAGGTAAGCGGTAAGGGTCGCGTTCATCATTGCAACCATTATTACAAACTCTGAGACCCGGAGTATTACGGTCCATTGAGATGTCAGAATACGCACGCTTCATTTTGCATCGATCGCAAATGGCGATAGATAAAACAGTGTTGCCGCGAGTATCAAGCCAGACGCTCATCTTGTGTACGGGCTAATGTTAGGGGCAAAATAAATTGGCGACTTGTCGCGTTCTTCTTGCTCAGCTTGGAACCAGTATTTTTCGCCTTGCGCTTCACAATACGCTACACGGCTTTCAGGTACACCTGGGAGTTCCATAGCCATCTGATGCGCAAGCATATTCTGGATGGCCAGATACCATCGCTGGGGAATTTGAATGGACCCTGAGAGGGAACCTACATCCTGCACATAAAATGAACACCAAGCCACAACCTGAGGTGAGTAGATCGCAGGCGCAGGCCAAAGGTACATCGATGGCTGCGGGATCGTGCGGTCAAACCAGTATTGCAGCGGGTAGTTGTTGGTGAAGTTCTTGTTAGGCAAGTTCGTGTAGTCATCACGATTCATCCTTGCCATAGGGATCTCAGTGGCATTGGAGCCAAACACAACTTGGTAGACGCCCATGTTGGCCCCTGCTGATTGCAAAATTCGCCAATACGGCGCAGTTGCAGATGGGTCCAAGTCGTAGTAAATCCAAGTGTCTGCAACCCAAGTTGTGGCGCCAGGGCTGTATGCCGTAGTCCAGTTGGTGTTGTCTTGTGAGTACTGAATGACCAGCGTTACTGAGCCTGATATGGCAGGCAAGATGCCTACTGTGCCAATGTAAACAGGGCTTCCTGCGCCATTGCTGATGCCAATGTAGCCGGTGTTAGTAGTCAGCTGGCAAATGTTGGTGTATTGCCCGTCAAAGGCGTAGCTAGAATTGCCTGAAGAGCTGTACCCACCTGTCGTGTTTTGCGTAACAGTACGATAGTTTGCATTAAGAACATCGTTGACGCCTGCAGGCAACGTGTAGATGTAGTGATCAGGCACCAACCCATAGACCACTTTGTTGATGCACCAGTACTGAATGCCGCGATTGACCAAATTAGAAAGCAGGTAGTACAAACTTTGCTTTGCAGCTTGTACTTGCTCAACGCTAAGCTCCTCAGCAAGCTTTCCGGCACGTCGTGCACCACTGTCGATCAGATTTTGGACAGTGATAACGGTTTCGCCAACAGTACCACTTGTTGCCATACGCTACCAATTTTTAGTAGTTGAAACTTTTCCACCTGTGGCACAATGCCAGCGTTCGAGTGATGCTGCTTTGCGCGTGGGGCGGCCCTTGTCATCTTTCATTGGGCCGGGCATGCCACTCATGCGAGCGCAAAAAGAGTCATGCCGCGGGCCTTTTGCCTGTGGCGCTTTAAGATTGCTGCCTGTAGCCTTATTGAACTTGTCACGACCTTTTTGCGTTAACCCTGCGCCTTGTTTTGTAGGCAGCTTTTCGCCGCGGCTAACAGACAAAACAGGGTCACCGCCATTTTTCATTTTGGCTGTTTTAGCCGCAGCTTTAAAGTCTCCAGCAGTTGGCGCGCCTTTGCTACCAGGTTTACGCATACGCTCACCAGAGCCTGCCGCAATTCTCTCACGCTTTGCATGAATGTTTTCATATAGGCCTCCGCCCTTCATACCTTTGTCAGCTTTGACAAATTCTTTGCCAACTTTTTGTGGCACGCCACCAAACCCGCCCTTAGTGTGTGCTGCTGCCGCCATCAGGCGGCGTTGCTCAGGTGATTTGCTAGGCATTACGCGTACCCCTTGACCATCTCCAAGATGCACCAGTAGGTGTCACCGGAAGAGGCATCAGCCGTGCTAAACACAATGTCACCCGTTACGCCCGCGCCGCCGTTGTTGGTAATACCGCCAAAGCCCGTGAAGTCCAATGTCTGCGTTGCTCCGGGTGAAGACAGAAAGAACGGCACATCTGTTGTGGCGTCAAAAAGCATCCTGACTTCCATGCCGTGATTGGCAATATAAATCTTGGTCACCGTGACCCTGTCACACGCAGCGCCAGATGCGCTTGGCGTTAACGCAGAAACATCTACTTTCAAAACCGCAGACTCACCAGTGCCGTCACTGATGTTTGTAAATTTCATGATTGCCAGACGTTCGCCGTCCAACAATGTTTGACTTGTGACTGCATCAGCCATAATTTATCTCCAAAGAAAGCAGGGGCCAAAGCCCCTGCTTGATTAGCACGATGAGAGCTTTTTCTTGCTTACAAAGCCGCCAACATCCTTACAAGTCATGGCGGCGTGGCCACCGTCTTTGTAATGCTGTACAACACCACCGGTCTTGTATGCATGCATTGCGCCACCGCCCATCATGCCGCCTTTTTTCATCTTGCCTTTACCGTCAGCAGCAAAGTCAGGAACCATCTTCCCGTTCTTTTCAACCATAGCCATACCGCCGTCTTTCATAGCGGCGTTAGGCATCATGCTGCCATTAGGCATCATGTGCATTGCGCCACCGGCCATCATGCCGCCTTTTTTAAGCTTCAAATCAGTGCCTTTACCGCCTTTGTGCTCTTGCTTGTCATGCTGCTTAAAAGCTTTCTTAACCATAGCTTTGTCTTGCGCCATATCAGCTTTGCCACCTTCTTTCATCATCGGGCGACCTGCGCCACGACTTGCCAGCATTGCTGCTGCTTCACGTGGGTCAACAGGTGCCGAGCGTGCTGCAGGGCGCATTGGTGGGCGTGCCATAGGCATTGCACCGCGACGACCGCGAGATGGCATCATGCGAGGGTCCATCATAGGCGCACCACCCATAGCCATTTTCTTTGCATGACCGCCTTTTTTCATTTTGACTTCGTCAACTGAAGGCTCAGTTGTTTTCATCTTAGGCTCACTTTTAAAGCCACCGGCAGCTTTACCACCGTGCTTGTAGCCTTTTTCAGGCGCAGGCTCTTTAGGTGGCTCAGGCTTTTTGCGGTCATCTTCAGTTGTTATGTGCACAGGCATGATCTACTCCTTAGGCTTGAGTGACGCCAAGGGCGCCAATACGGGTTGCATTTGGGCCAACTGCAATTGCGGGAAGTGCTATTCCCATCACAAGACGTTTGATGCCATCTGCCGCCGAGGAGGGTAAATAAGTACCGCGCACATCACCTGTGGTTGTGGTAGCCGTCAACGTAGCGGCTGCAACAAATGTTCCTGCATCTTCTGCAAGCGTACTGTTCCAACCTGCACGAGTAATGTATCCAGCGTCAGTGATGCGCAATGGTGCACCTAAGATGTCGGTTGTGCCGACAGCCACAGTCACTACGCTGGCTCCTGAAGAAACACCGCTGGAGATTTGGTAGAAGGCTTTCTTACCGCTCACAGTTGTTGATGCCACCGTGCCTGTTGCAATCACCTCGCTCATAGCTTGACCATAGTAGTCATAGCCCGAGACAGTGATGTTAACAGTAGTTGGGCTACCGGCACCTGTGGTAGTAGAAACAGCACGAGGGCAGTCAAGTTGCAGTACAGTAGCACCACTTGTAGTAGTTACGGACGTAACACCTGCGCCTGCTGCAAGCGTCAAAGTTGCTGCAGTAGTAATTGCAGCTGCCACAATGTTGGTTGTCAGTTTTGCTTGTGGAACAGCGTCCCAAATATAGAGGCGACCCACTGGGCCAACACCTACGCTCATAGGGGATGGGTTTTGCAACAAAGCATTGCCAGAACCAATGATTGTGGCGCTTGCTACAGTTTGTGAGGCGCTTACTGTATAAGTACCTATGCCGCCTGTACCGGTACCAAAAGCCGTGATGTGGGTCCCATTGGTAAGCGATGTTGAGCTGTCAATAAACATGCCCACAACGATAGGGTCGCCCGACAACATTGCCGTGACTGTCAGTGTGGTGGTAGCTATAGAGCCAGTAAAAGTTGTGGTGTTGGGGTAAGCGTCTGTACCTTGATAGGTAACAGCCGTTCCCAGAAATAGATCATCTGAAAATTGAGGCATGGTCTGCTCCTTGAAAAGTTTGACCGACTAAAGAAGTAGGGGCTGGGTATTAGCCAGCCCCTGTCTGGCTTAAACGCCAGGAGTACCGAAGAGAGCGCGAGGGTCAGTGAACCCAGGGATGTAACGCTCGGTAGCTTTGTAACGCATGGAGTCAGTTTCGAAGTCACCTTCCATGGTCTTCTCCAAGGAACGGCGCATCATGAGCTTCATGCCTTCAGGCGCGTCGGTCTGAACCCACCAGTTAGTGGCAGAAGTCAAACGGCTGATCACGGTGCAACCTTCAGGCAGCAAGCCAATCGATTTGATCGGGTTGATGTCATTGTTGGCAGTACCGGTACGCAGAACGCTCTTCAGCAGAACTTCAGCTTGGAAGACGTTGCCAGGTGCAACAACCAGTTTAACGGGTTGCAGGCGAATCTTCTTGCCGTTGTTGTCCACAGCTTGGCGAATCTGAATCAGCATTTGCTCCAAAGAAGTCTGTGACAGATTAGCAGCAGTTGACAACTGGTTGCTAAAAGTACCGACCGCAATGGGGTGAGCTGTGTTGATCAGAGAAACGCCATCACCACCGGTGTACGAGCTGTTGAAAGCGCGATTCAGGACGTTAGCGCAAAGCAGTTCCTTGGTTTCAACCAGAGATTGAGCCAAGTGCTTAGCGTAGACCTGTCCGATGCGGATGTGATCGCCATCTTCAACCAGGACCTTGGTCAGGGCAAAAGCCAGACCGTAAACTTGGTAAACATAGCGCTGCAGGAAGAGAACACCACCTTGTTGGTAAGACACAGGCGAACCGTCAGGCAACTGAGGTGCTGCGCCAAAACCATACAGAACGGGCTCTTCATGGTAGTTGCGTGGAATGCCGGATTGTTCACGGAAAACCGTGGACCACTCATCGGCGCGTTGGTCATAAACTCCGTCGAATGCTTCGTTGAGGATAGGCTCAACTATCGAGCGGAAGTCCGTACTTCTCATTGGGGCGGCCATTTATTGTACCTCCTTATTATGCGGTTGCGGTAAAGAGACCGAACCACTGGGTTTGAACAATCTGGACGCGCACAATGGTGTATGCATCACCCCAGTCATTATCAGGATACGGAGCCAAGTCAACAACACGAAGTTGTGCTTGACCGCCGCTACCTGCAGCACTAGAGGCGTTCAGAGTACATTGCGACAAGCCAGTGGTGGTAGAACCAGCAGTGACGTTGTTCATATTGAACTCATTACCCAGCGTAGTTTGCGCCATGGAACCGCTAGCTTGGATTTCATAGATGATCTGCTGATCATTGTAGAAATACGCAACGATTGCAGTACCTGTGGTGCTTGCGGGCCAGTAGTTGGACACCCGGCGACGACCTGTGGTGTCAGTAAACTCAACGCCTGCAAAGGCGCCGGTAACCGTACCAGAAGTAGTTGCAGGAATGATTGTCCCTAGCGTACCGCTATTTGCAGTAGTGCCATAGACAACAGGTTGTCCTTTGAGAATATTCGAGGCGTAGCCCGAAGTGATACCATTCGCGAGCGCCTGAGCACGTTCCAAACCAGTTGGAAAGAAAGCGGGGCGCAAACCGAATGGAGCTGACGTAGCAGACATAGTCTTACTCCTTTAGTTGAAATTACCCAAAAACGGGTACTCTTGCGGTTTGGTCAAACTTCATGCCGTCACCCTCAATCATCACCAACGGCTTACCGTGGCTATCCTTAGCGCCTAGCAATTGGTCTTGCTGAATTGCAATCTTCTCTTGCTCGTCCAGCGGAGCGTAATGATGCATTTCTGCCATTAAGTCCTGATAGACATCCATTGGAAGTTTGAAAAGCAACATTTCGTTGCAAGCAACAAAACCTTCTTGCTCACCGGCTTTCACCCTATATGTATCAAAGCCGGGTAATTCTTCGGCTTTCACAGGGGTGTAGCCCAAGCGAGTGCGTTTGTGGATAGGGTCGTACTGATTGGTAGAGGAGAGCCAGCACAAATGAAAGCCCGGAATCTCAGGCGGGGTCGGAAGAGCTTCTTGAAGCCACTCCGAACGGAACGCCCTACGGCGTTCCTCAGAAGATACGAATTGTTCCTCAGGCCCACGACGTTGCAAGTCAGCTTGCGCACGTGTTTCACGGCCTGTGCGATTGTTACGTTTGAGTCGATCGTCCATCATGCGGTCCTCTGCTGTTTGTTAGTGCGGTCCCATTCGGCGTATTTGCGAATGGCATTTTGACGTGCAGTTGGATTGTTCCACAACCCAGCTTCTTTCATGGCGTTAACGCGCTCCGGGCTAAGTCTAAACTCGTTAGATTTAGTCGTTGCGGTTGTCTCGCGACCAGAACTTGTCATAACAGATTTGGGCCTTTGATTTCTGATATGTGGGTCATTATATCCACTGTTTTTGGTGGCAGGGATATATTTTTTCATTCTGTCGGTAAGTTCGTCCCAATAGTCTTGCGATGATGGGTCATAGCCTTCAGTGGTGAGGCGCTTGTCAATCACTTGTGCAATCTGAGACTCTTCATTCTGACCTTGTGGGTCATACCACGTATTCTCTTCCATCCATTCAGAGGCCATCCTTTGTACCATTGGGTCAGGAATACTGGCGTTCTGGTGTGGCTGCGACATCCTTTGTGTTGCATGTTGCTTGATGTTTTGCAGCGACTCCATTTTGCGCTGCGCGTCAAACCATCGTTCTTGCGCTTTGGTAACGCCTTCGCCGTCTCGATCGCGTACAGCGTTCTGCATTTTCATCTTGGCGTACTCAACCTCAACGCCAGAGTCTTCAATGGCCTTGTCGATACGCGCAAGCTCAGCGCCAGATGTTTTTTGCTCCAAAACAGCAAGGCGTTCAGCCAATGCGTGGTTCTGTTGCTTCAGCGCGCTAACCAAATGGCTCGATTCGCGTGCTTTTTCACGGTGAATCTGCTTTTTGAGGCGTCTTTCCTCACGGCGAGCGGCTCGAATGGCCTCTCGGTCAGGATCGTTGTCCAATCCGTCATTTTGTTGTGGTGGACTACCCTCATCGTCACTGTTCTGTGACTCTGAGTGCATCGCTGGTGCAGTAGTTGCCTCAGGCGCTTCGATTTCCTGCGGCAAAATGACTGTTGCACTGCCATCAGTGTCTTCTGCCACCTGCATTTCTAATTTATCTGTAGGGCTCATCAAGTTTTCCTTTCAAAACTTAGAGAAACGCTTTAATATCGCGTGGGTCGCCTGTCACCATGCCAATGATTTCATGGTCATTGAAGAAAGTGAACAGCGCTTTGCCTTTTATGCCATTGTCTTCAAAGTCAATCTCCCAACGATCACCGCCCCATTTAGGAATGCGAACGTAGTCGCCAACTTTGCACCATACGCCTTCAGGCCAAGGCTCCATGGTGTCGCGCTTTTTGAACGCAATAGGACCTACTGCAAGGACTTTGCCAATCATGGTGTTCCACTTCTCAGTTTCCTTGGTTTCTTCAGGGATGTAGATCCCACT